ATGAAATTCAAACAATTGCCGAGAACCTTGCAAACCGAAATACTGAACATGAGAAACTAGAAGAATTTAAAGAAAATCTCCAAAAGACAATAGAAGACCTCTCAAACAAAAAACAGGAAATCGTTCATTACGATTTTGCCTATTCTCTACTCAGAGATGATGGTGTAAAAACGAAGATCATTAAGAAGTATCTTCCGTTCATAAATCAGCAGGTCAATCGCTATCTTCAGATGATGGACTTCTACATCAACTTTAAACTTGATGGAGAATTTAATGAAACTGTTGAGTCACCTATTCACGAAGACTTCTCATACTCTTCATTTAGTGAAGGGGAAAAAATGAGAATCGACCTGGCACTACTCTTCACTTGGAGAGAAGTGGCACGACTCAAAAACTCCGTGAATACTAACCTGCTGATTATGGATGAGGTATTTGATTCCTCCCTTGATGGTTTCGGCACCGATGAGTTCCTAAAGATTATCCGTTATGTCATTAAGGATGCTAATATCTTTGTGATTTCCCATAAGGCAGACCTGCAGGACAAATTCGAAACTGTCCACCGATTTGAGAAAGTCAAAGGTTTTTCCCGTAAAGTGTCTTCATAGACCTAAGAACAATGAACACTCCAAACTGGCAGCACCATTCTAAGAAGGAGCAGAAGCGGAAACTGAAACCGCAAGCACTCCGACAAGCAAAAGCACGTCGCCAAGCACTCAAGAAGCGTCTCAATCAACGAGACGCTTCTTTTTTATAAATATTTCAAAAAGTATTTGTAACAATGGAAGCAAAAGAAGTTAGAGAATTGATGGAGGCTTATTTTTCCATTTACGAAGCAAAAGAAGAACCAGAAATGGAAGAGGGTGAAGAAGACGAGGAAGAAGAGTATAAGGGCAAAAAGAAAGGTAAGAAAGAAAAAGAAGAGAAGGATGAGGATGAGGATGAAGAGGAAATGGAAGAGAGTGTTGAACTCTTTGACTACATTCTGGAGCACCTAGTTGCCGAAGGTTATGCTGACACCAATCAGGCAGCACTTGCTATTATGGCAAATATGAGTGAAGAGTGGAGACAGAGTATTGTTGAAGCATATGACCCCAAAGGTCAAGATAAACTTATAAAAAAGATGAGTTCTCTATCAAAACCTGATCCAGACTCTACACAAAAACAAAATCAAGTAAGAAAAGATAGGGCAAAAAAGATGTATGATAAACATTATACATCTTATGTGAGACCAAAATCTCTTCCTGATGGTTTTGGTGGTCCAGAATGGAGATCAAGAAAGAATAAAGAAAAATCTAAAGAATAAATCCACTTTACAAACCGTCACAAGAGAGGGTCTCACCACCCTCTTTTTTTGTATGATGGTCCTATACGAAACAAACCTATGACCGTCCGCCACGAAATCAAGTCCCAACTTGCTAAACTCCTTGCCACTGAGGACCTGGTGGTAGAGCACAAGAAGGTGGAGACTGCCTGCTTTAATGTCCACACTCGTGTGTTGACTCTGCCGATGTGGGAGAAGGCAAGTAGCACAGTCTATGACCTTCTGGTGGGTCACGAGGTCGGTCATGCTCTCTATACACCTGATGAGGACTGGTTAAAGGAGCACAAGATTCCACCGCAGTTTGTGAATGTGGTTGAGGATGCTCGCATTGAGAAACTGATGAAGCGTCGTTATGCTGGTCTCGCCAAGACCTTCTATAACGGTTACAAGGAGTTATCTGATGAAGACTTTTTCCAACTTGAGGATGAAGATATTACTACCTATAATCTTGCCGATAAGGTCAACCTTTATTACAAGATTGGGAACTTTGTAGATGTTCCTTTTGATGATTTTGATGAGATGCCCATCGTTCGTATGATCGGTGAGTGTGAGACTTTCTCTGATGTTCTGATTGCCGCAGAATTTCTTTATAAGTTCTGTAAGAAAAAACAGCAAGAAGAAACCAAGACTCCGATGGATGATTTGGAGTCGCAACAGAGTGGTAGCAATCAACCTGCTTCTGATTTCTCCGATCAACCTGAGGGTGAGAATGATAGTGAAACTGAAGGTGAGGGTGAAACACAAGCAGAAGAGAAACAGCAGACTACTACTTCTTCTGGTGGTGAAACCAATGAAGAACCTGAAGTTAAGACCATGGAGTCTCTTGAGGAAGCACTCAAAGACTTGGTTGATCACAATGGTATTGAGAATGTTTATTTGGAACTCCCCAAACTTGACCTGAATAAAATTATTGTTCCTAACTCCGAAATCCACGACAAGTGTAAAGAATACTGGGGTTCTTGGATGGAAGAACAGGGATATACCACCGAAGAAATCTTTGGTGAAGTTGACAAGAAGTTCGTGGAATTTAAGCGTTCTGCACAGAAAGAAGTCAACTATCTCGTCAAAGAGTTTGAGTGTCGCAAGGCAGCAGACTCATATGCCCGTGCCACCACTGCCCGCACTGGTGTATTGGACTGCACCAAACTCCACACCTATAAGTACAATGAAGACCTCTTTAAGAAGGTCACCACTCTTGCTGATGGTAAGAACCACGGTCTGGTGTTTATCCTTGACTGGTCTGGTTCTATGGGCGATGTGATGGCTGATACTGTTAAGCAACTCTTTAACCTTGTTTGGTTCTGTAAGAAAGTTGCCATTCCTTTTGAGGTTTATGCTTTCACCGGTGATTATCCTCTGGTGAAGTATGATGAGGATAATAAGGCATCTATCCGTGAACTTGCTTATACCAAGAAAGATGGTTTGGTTCAGGTCGGTGAGTGGGTTTCTCTGATGAATATTCTTACCAGCAAGACTAATGGTAAGACACTGGAAGAACAGATGAAGAACATCTTCCGTCTTGCCACTGCCTTCCGTTATAACTGCTATACCCGATACAACATTCCCTATGGTCTGAGTCTTTCTGGCACTCCTCTGAATGAGACTCTTGTTGCCCTTCATCAGATTCTTCCTCAGTTCCAAAAGGAGAACAAACTTCAGAAAGTTCAGTGCGTCATTTTGACCGATGGTGAAGCAGCAATGCCCAAGTATCACCGTGAAGTTCAGCGTCGTTGGGAAGATGAACCTTTTATGGGCACTAATTACATTGGACCTAATTCTTTCCTCCGTGACCGTAAGACTGGTATGACCTACTCCCTTGACTGTGAGTGGTATGAGTTTACCGATATTATGCTTCGCAATCTGCGTGACAAGTTTAAGGATATTAACTTCATTGGTATTCGTGTGCTTGAGTCCCGTGATGCTGGTAGTTTCATTCGCCGCTACTGTGGGTATTATGGACCTGAGTATGAAAAGACTATGGGTATTTGGAGAAAGCAACGGGCATTTACTATTAAGAAGTCTGGGTATCATTCTTACTTCGGACTTTCTGCTAATGCTCTGGCACAAGATGCTGACTTTGAGGTTGCTGAAGATGCCACTAAGACACAAATTAAATCTGCTTTTGCCAAAAGCCTTAAGTCTAAGAAGATGAATAAGAAGATTCTTGGAGAGTTTGTGGAACTTGTTGCCTGATAAATATTTCTATAGTATAGGTATTAAAAATGTCTAGATTCGGAGATTTATTGGGAGGTAAGAAGGCAGCACCAGCACCAGCTCCTGTAGCTGCTCCTGAACCCGTAGTAGAAGTTGTTGAGGTAGTGGTAGAAGTTCCTGATCCTGTTGTTGAAGAAGAAGTGGTGGAAGAACCACATTTTGAGAATATGAGTAAAAGGCAACTCGAAGCTTATGGTAGAGAGCACGGAATTGAATTAGATAGAAGACACTCCCACAAAAAGTTGGTTGAAGAACTGAAAGAGCATTTATCCAATTCTTGAACTGGCACACTGGGGGTCTTGCGACCCCCTTTTTTCTTGTATAATAACTTCAGTTGAAAAACACAAACGACATCATGACCATCTCCGCTGACTACATCCGCACTTCTCTCCAAGCAGTGTATGGAGAGTCTGTGACTGCCGCCGACATCCGTGCCTGGTGTGCTATGAATGGTTCCAACTATCAGACCGTTACTAAGAAACTTGATTCCTACAAGACTGGTCGTGGTAAGTGGAATCTGACCATCCAAGAGGTTCGTGAACAACTCGAAGAAACTGTAAAAGCACCTGCTGCACTTCCTGCTGTTGAGCAAAACCTTGTCCCCGAAAAAGATGATACCTTCGTCAAGTTTGGTAACTTTAGTGATATTCGCAAGATTATTGAGTCCCGTCTTTTCTATCCTACTTTCATTACGGGACTTTCTGGTAACGGTAAAACTTTTTCTGTTGAGCAAGCGTGTGCTCAACTGAAGCGTGAGTTGATTCGTGTAAACATTACTATTGAGACTGATGAAGACGATCTTATTGGTGGGTTTCGCCTTGTGGATGGCAACACTGCTTGGCATAATGGACCTGTCATTGAAGCACTCGAACGAGGAGCAATCCTGCTACTCGATGAAATTGACCTTGCTTCTAACAAAATCCTCTGTCTCCAATCCATCCTTGAAGGTAAGGGCGTGTTTCTGAA